AATGAAGGAAGAAGTTTTAAAACAAAAACTCTCCACCTAACCCAATAGGATATCTACATCCACCACCCAACTCCTATCTAAATAATGTTGTGCGCTTTAGTTAACGCTGACTGTGGCTAATAAACACTGGATGTTAACTGCTCCATGTGTGCCTTTCTAGAAACCGGCGTCAGAAGCCTTGACTCCGGTCCGTTGTGCGGTCCTAGTTTGTCTGCACGGCAGACTTATGATCTTGGCTCTCTCCTCCGGAAGCTGAGGCGAACGCTTCGTCCCTGATGATCCGGTTGTTGTGGGTCGGGGTCCGACGGAGGCATCCCCTCGTTCCTGAGGGCTCGTAGGGCAGTCTCAATCTGTCTCAAACGCACCTCAATGGATGTGAGCCGGGCACGGATGGCGCGCAGCCCACGATCGTGGTAGCAGGCTATGGGCTCTCGGGCTACTGGATCGTCCGGAGGTAGTCCTGGAGCTCGCTCAGGGGAGGCCGAAGGTTCACGATCAGACATTGTATCTACCCTTCGACCTTATTTTAATACAAGAACACGGGTTAGTAAGTAGGTTATGAAGATGCTATGAGTTAGAGTACAGTGAGGGTTAGTATGAGTACAAAAGAGAAAAAAAATCCTGTACAGACCCAGGACACAGGTCTCGGAGCCCGAGCTTACCTCGAAGGGCATCCGGCTGGCGCGTGGAAGGAGCCCCTTCACCCCTCAGCTCCTTGCCCAGCTGCTGGCTGAGCAGGTTCGAGGGCTCGTCGCAGAGCAGCGCGAGTGGCAGCCACAGAGCCAGGGTCCCTGTCCTGACCCTCAACGAGACCTACCGGGTCCCACGCGTTGATCAGGGCATCAAGGGCGGCCTTGGCTCGAGGTGTCTCAATCCATCCCTTGTATCTACGGATGGCGTCGCCCTCGCGCCCCCCCACCTTGATCATCATCTCCTTGGCCACGTAGCCGAGGCTCGGAAACTTGGTTCCGGCAGCTGCCCCTAGGTTCGCCTGGAACCCATAGTACGGCTGGTTTCCGACAGCCTCGATAGCTGCCTGGAAGTTCTGCCAGTCTGCCGGCAGGATGGCTGCGACCCGATCCCAGGGGAAGCCAGGATGTTCAGAGAACATTTTAACAATGGTGGTGTACTGGGTCAGCCCCACCCACGCTGCTTGCTCGAGCGTCACTCTCAGTCTAAGGCAGCGCCCTGCCATGAGGCCCTCCCAGTGCCTGAACATGTCGGGAATGCTCGCGTACGGTATGTGGACGCCCACTTGGCGCCACAGCTCCTGGATCAGGTGGGGGGTCACTTCGACCTGCCAGCCGATCTCCTGCTGCACCTGGTTGAGGATGGCCTCCAGCTTCCGGGTGGTTATGTCGCCCTTCTTGGCGAAACTGATGTAGGCGATAGTGAACAGCGAGGTGATGGCGAGGTTTTTCACCCTCTCTGTTGCCACGGTCAGCAGCTGCTCAATGAGCAGCCTCACCTGCGTTGGTTGGACATTCTCGGGCCACTCAAACTCCGCCAGCCCCTCCCTGGTTCGTGGCAGCCAGGCAAGAGGGCTGAGGACTCCGGCCTCCCTCACGCCCTCCTGGGGCCTCATCCAGCTGTTCCACACCTCCTCGGTTACGTTGACCAGCTCCCGGCGGGTGATCTCCTTCCGGAAAAATTCCCGAAGGCACGCGCGGACCCGGTCGTTTGCCTCGTCGATAGGGAGGGTGTTTAGGCCCGGAGTGACTGCGTTTGCCACCGCCAGACAGATGGTCATGGTCTGGGGGTCCTCAGCTTTGCGAAGCCAGGCGTCACCTCTTGCTACCAAGAGGTGAGCCTGCACGCCCTCTTCGTCCTCGGACAGGTAGTCACTCTCTGTGTACAATTTATCGAGAATTGTAACAGGAGTGAACCCCCTGGCGACAATGTCCTCCCTGTCCCACCTGTTTCTGATCCTCGCGAAAGCAAGGTCTGCGGCGGCTATTCCCTCCACAGGTCTGGCCTGCCGCCGCCGCGCTCCCTGTGGTTGGAGTCCGCGACCTCCTCCTCCTGCTTGATTGAGAGCCATAGTCAAACGAAGACGATCCTGGAAAAGTCGGTTTAATAAATGCATCAACCCTCCAACTTTGTTATTTTAAAACAATACAGTGCAGGATACATGAGTAATATGAGAGTACAAGGTTAAGTGAAGAGGATACACAAGCTGGTTACATGCAGAATATCGAGGATACAGGAAGGTTACAAGCTATTATATGCTAGGGAGATCATATATAGAGCTGATGACCACCGTGCTATGATATTTTCACGGGTCACAGGGGAGCGGAGGGTAGTTCAGCCGGCACCTTCCTCCTAGATCTACAGTGGTCGCACAGGTAGGGGCGGTCACAACGGGAGTTGTGGATTGGTCTGGTTCGGCACGGGGCTCGGCGGTGGGAGGGGTGAGAAGTTCAATTTCCTGCGCCCTTCTGGCTGACTCATGGCGGAACAGGAGGTATTTTGTCACCGAACCGCACAAGGATGCCACCAGCTTAACGCTCCACCCGAAGGTCTGGTGAAGCATCCGGCAGTTGAGAGTCAGTCCCATTCCCAACTTGGCGAGGCCTAATATGAATAGGATCCCGAAAATGCCTGCTATATTAGTTGAGAAGCTCCACCACCACCCATACATGCGCGACATGTATGAGGCGTGAAAAGAGTCCAGCCCATTCTCGCGCAGCAATCGAGCGCCGTCAAGCCCCCTCCTGTCTACAGTGTACCCTGCCACGGCTGCAGCCATAGTGTGCACTACTGCCTCTCGCGACACTGGAAACATCAATCTCTCCTGGTACTTGGCAAGAGTCTCCCTCGAGTACAAGCCTGCTGACAGAAGATTGGGAAGAGGATGATACGTCCAGTGATTTGCCGGCTCAGCTGTCATGGTATGGGGGGTGGCTGCCGTCCCTGGATGAGGAGTAAAAGACATCCACCCGGAGCTCATGTAATAAAGGGTTGGTGCCAGCGGGGAACAGTCAGTCTCACTGCCGTAGTGTGTCAGTATTCGAGAGCGTGGCTTGACAAAAGCGGATCTGTTCCGAGAGTCCCACACCGGCAACTCTAAGTAGCAGGCTTTTGTTTCTCGGAACTGCACAGTGACCGGGGGGCATGTAATTACGTAGATCACTTCTCCTTTGGTGATGGCAGTGACACCGGGTCTGGATGTGTACAACCACGCAAACTCCTCGGGGGCAATGAACCCGATAGACGACAGTTGGAGCAGCGTCTGCTGTTTCATCTCACATGCCCGTTGATGGAAGTGGTTGTACAGCGCCTTCATCTCTGACCCTACATGCCGCTCCAGGAACATGAGCTTGGTGTTTATGTGCAAAAATATATCGACGTCGCTGGCCTCCACAGGGCTGGGCCTGAAGTAGAACGCTTGGGCTCCGGGCTCTTTCACGGCCACAAAGAGTTTGGGATGCTCAGTACGGAAGGCGTGATGGTAGCACATTGTCGTCCCTACCCCCAAGGTTATGGCCATAGCTCTGTCTGTAGAGTTGACCAGGAGGGTGCGCACCCCTGCGATGTCTGTGATTATTAATGCCTCGCCTTCATACAGAACCAAATACGAGGTGGGTTCACACCTTGTCACGTGGTCAGTAGAGCTCCAGTACATGTGGCCCAGATCAGCGTCGAAAGAGCTCCCCGCCTTGTATTCGTATCCGAAGCCTCCTGGAGTGCGTACTTTCCCCGTTTTCAAGTCCAGCGGCAGATGGAGATCGACGAGAGTGATCTTGTAGGAACTCCGCATTACTGCAGACGTGTATGTCACTCCGCGCAGTTCGAACGAGGCACCGTGGCAGACGTGGGTGCCGGGATTGAGAGAGCCGAGCTCCACTACAGTGTGCACACTGGTTGCATTCACTTGGAGGCCAGAGATGTGGTGCCCCAGGCCGACCGTGAGCGTCTGTGTCGTGTGAGCCTGAAGGCAGTCTTGTCGAGACACAAAGAAGATCTCTCCCATCACAAAACCTCCTGCGACTGCAGAGGCATGGGAGTGCATTCCGCAGTGGAAAATGTCATACGACCTCTCCACTAAGCAGGCTCTGACATGAACATTATCCGAGGTTCTCTCTTGGAGAAGCTGGATAGTCACGGAACTGTACGACACTGACCCGACAGACCCCGGGCACGGGGACACAGCAGACAACGACACGGCTGTCAAGTTCGTCTGAGGGCTAGAACAGTCATACGCCACCAAGCTCCAGCAAGGGAGAGGGGCAAGCGCCATCAGCACAAGAAGGATCTGAGACATCTTGAAGGAAAAATGCATCGACCCTCCATGGTATTATTTTAAAACAAGCATAGGAGAGAGATACAACATAGAGTGTTTAAACGAGACGAGAGATGGAGGTTGCTGCAACGCCCCAACGCAGACCGAGCTTCCACCACCGGAATGGGTGAATGGTGTAGCCAGCACGAGTGATAGCACCTTTTTTGTGCTCTGGAAGATCCTTTAACAGATGAAGCTTACCTGGGTATCCTCGAACGAAATTGTCGTATCCATCATTGCAGTCTTTCGCAGTCAGAACATCCCGGTTGGTGAGACGCACACGTATTACTTCCCGGAAGCCTGCTACCGCCGCAAATCGCTCCAGAGTGTAAGCCTCGTGTTTCACGGTCATATAGTCCATGGAGTGCTTGTCGGGACTGATCTGCCTAAGCTCCATACAGTACTGAGCACAGGCAGGCTCTAAGAAGGACAATATGTGCCGTAACCATTGGTTTTCCGGCATTCCTTGGCGGAACTTGCATTGAAGGTCCACAGACAGGCGACAGACCTCGTGAAGCTTACTCCATCCATACAGTGGGAGGAGTCGAGCCAGCTCTATCCACAGTTGGCTGTAAGAGGGTTTGAGACCGATTTCATTGAGACCTCCTTCATCCTTTTCGATCCATCGGTTGTACTTTATCTGAGCAAACAGATGGATCTTAGTCACTAATGGGGTCGGCGGCCAAGCTGGGTGGACACCGTAACGTCTGTTGGGCGAAGGGAGGTTCAACTGGGCAGCAAGGAACAGTTCTCCATCCAGTGGAGCGGCAGGTGCTTTGACCAGATACACCCTCTGACAAAGAGGAGCCAACCACCCAAGCACTCCCATCCATTGTTGAGCCTCCATGCTCATGACTTTCAGGAGCAACACTGACCCTCGACTTCCTTTTCTCACAAACAGTGTACAGACGTAATGAAGCATAGCGACTCTCTCAGCACACAGCAGAGGCTGCATTTCGGCGTCGAGAGTTATTAGATCTACTCGTTCTGTACGACTCTCGAACCGCTCGTAGGTGTCACTCTGACACAGGTCATAATAACCTAGCTGGTTCTCACTGAAGTCTAAGCGGTTGCCGTGACCCTCGGCAAGCTCAAGAGCATGGATTGGGATCTGCTCAGCCCCTTGTCGATTAGGGCGTGTGTTGAATAGGATCCAGCTGTCTCGTCCTAGGCAAGAGAATAATGCTGTATATCCTCCAAACCCGTCGCCGAGACACATGATGCTGAGCTGCTTCTCCAGTGGTAAGATGCCGAGACCCTCTAGCAGGCTAAGCCCTTTGCTCATGGAAATGTTCCCGGCACCAAACGGACGGGTCAGCCACCGTTTGTTAAAGAGCGTACCTTTGAACTCGGGATCGGGTTTGATGCCCCAGTCATAGCCGACAGGTGGATACACGCTTGCAGCTTCAGCTTCAAGGGGCGTGATCTCAATCGAAGGCAGCTGATGTCGATGGAAGCTTTTGAGGCTCTGGGGCTGAAGGCTGTTCATTGTGCCCGCAACATGGTAGAGAGGCAGTCTCTCGGACCGAACTCGGTTGATACAGGTGACTCGGGTTGTCCGGAAAATCTCGACTGTAACCACACCTACATTGTCCGCAAATCTCTCCCATGCAGAGACTTCTAGATCCTGAGCGACGAGCTGTTCGAGCCAGAACTGGATAAGGTCTAGGTCTTGCCCTAGGACGCGACACACTCCTACGGCAAGCGGTGGAGGGCTCCACACCACCTCTCCTGTCTCGTCTGGTTGATGTTGACTAGCCAGAACCTCTTCAACATCGTCCGGGGGCACAAACAACGGAGACACCGCCCTTGTCGCCTGAGCTCCGTCTTCTGTGAAGGGAAACCTAAACTCCTCGTCTGCCATCACCCCAATTGCCAGACTCAGGCCAATCTCTTCGACCCGAGACGCTGGCGTATTCTCGTCCTCAAGCTCTCTGATCAGCTGAGAGTAGACCTGCTGGAATACATCGAGGCGTATGGCGTGCAGTCTGCGAGCAATATCCTTCTCGACCAGCGGCGACGGGTTATATGACAAATAGGCCACCTTGTAATCCTTCAGGGTTCCTCTGCACAGCGAGTAACAGGCGTGGCCGAAGGCTGGTGCAGCGGTGATCGGGTTGTCATAAACGATGTCATAAGTGGTCGGCACCAATCGATGCAGTTGCTGCTGAGCCGAGTACCACACCCCCGCAAAGTCCAGATCTTGCAGCAGGGTTGTCCACGGTAACTCTAGAGCAGGAGTTAAGCCGAGAGCCACTCCGAGATCCGCAATGGTACTGAAGTTGTAGCGCTGCAAGATCTCGCTGTACACCATCACCGCAATATCGCGCAACAGAATTTCAGGTGGAACATACCTCAGATCCAGGGCCTCAGTCTCCGCAGACGAATTAAGCCCACCGTACTTCTCCAGAGCCTTGTAACCTGAGGACGTGGTCGCGTGTGACGTATAGAGAGCCTTTATAGTGTGGCGAGCTGCAACCACCGCATTGGAGTGCGCCTGGGCAAGTGCTATCTGGGCTTCCTCCAGCGTGATCCCTTCTTCGGCGTCCTCGGCAACATAGTACTGCAGAGGGTTGAACTCCTGAACCTCTTGAAGGATCTCTCTGATGGCGACGTCAGCCACTCTGCACGCCTCCATAACCGAAATTGATGGAAGATTGGTCTCTTGCAAGACGACGGGCACTTCTTCTATGGGCTTGAGGCACTCACAGTAAGATCTGGTGACCGCCCAGATTCGATCAGGGGGTGTTGCGTCCTCACCACACCACCACTTCAGAGCCCATAGTGAGACTGTGTGGCAGAACACATGCAGGAAATTCACCAGATAATGATCTGTGGAGTTGAAGAAATTACGATGTGTGTGGCTCGTCCCCTTAGCTCGGGTGTACACATTCAATAACGTGTTGGGAACTATAGCCACCCGATAGTTGTTGACTCTCACATGGTGCTGCGTAGTTCGGCCGATCACTTTTTCTGCCTGAAACGGGACCAAGTCACTGATCTCAGTCTTGGTATAAGCCCGCAGGAGATGCTCAACGAGGAGAGGCAGGTTGCTAGCCACGAGGCGTCCGTTGACAACTCCGGTCATGTGAGACCATTGCAAGGTGTCAACGAGATCTCTGACTTTGGACGACAGCATGTTGTGGCTGATAATGGTGGCGTCAGGATGATGAAGCCCTCGTCCGGTTGAGTCACCTGTGAAGGGATCATGACGTCCTATGGTGAACAGAGGTCCTTGTCGCGGCGGTCTGTCAGAGAGATCAAACATGATTTCGAAATGATTGTAGGCCGCTTCGTCCGTAGCTCTGAAACTAGCAACCGTACCCACTGAGATCATGTGTTGCAAAGGCGGATGGGTGATTCCTTCTACGGGTTTCCCCCAGAGGGTGTCGCGAGTCCTCTTGGCGATAGCATACGGGCAGGCTTCGCCAAGTTCTGCCAGGTCAACGATATGTTGACTCCCACGGATTTTCTGTTTGAGGAGAGCGATCCGGTACTCATGTGCGGCTTTGTCGGCATTAGCACATTTTTTGAGGATTCTGAAGGTGATGCCTCTCCCGGCATGGAGTATCAGAGCATTGTAGATGCTTCGCCCCGTCTCAAACTTCCTTATCAAGGCTCGGATGATTCCTTCCGGGGTGCAACTAAACAGGACTCCCATAAGCTTCACGTTGTAAACGTTGCTTGTTAGAAGCACGTCGAGGAAGGCCCTCTCAAATCCGCCTTTCACCGCTCTGAATAACTCCTTGAGGTCCTCGTTCTTCGTCGTTCGCTCGACCAACTCTGTCACAGCCTGTCTGAGTACTGTTCCCGCCTGCGTGGGCTTTGCTAGAGGAAGAGAGTACGGATCAATGAGTAAACCACTCAACACCTTCTCTGGTCTCATTACCTTCTGAGTTATAAAACCACACAGCAGGTCAAAAATCCTCGGATAATGCTTCTTCGTGTACTGGAGTAGATCGATGAAGGGTGACAGGAGGTCTGACTCGGCTCTGACGAAAAAGTTGTGGAGAAAGATAATAGGAAACCCTCCCACTAGGTTAGGGGCACAGAGGAGAGCTACCAATTCCTCGTCACAGAGTTCTCCGTACTTGGCGTGTAGCGTTAGAGCATCGTAACTCCAAAAGAGGGCCGTAATGAAGCACTGTATAGGCGACGGAGCGTTCTTAGATGCGCTATGAGCATTGCTAAAAGAGCTTGCGATATAATCGTCTACCGTGGTAAGAAATGCGTTGTTTGCTCCGTAGCATTTCTGGATTTTTCTGAACGTCTGAGGCTGCTCTACTCCTGCAACATAGGCGTCTTTGGAGTAAGCAAAGTAGCATTCGGACACGTAAGAGTCCTCCACCTTAATGACATGCCCGAATAGCTTTCCCCGCTCCGAGACATGCGCTAACACTTCTTGCTTTATGACATCTAAGGATTTCTTCTCACGAACCTCAGGAGGTACCATAATTGCCACGCGCAGATCATCGCCTTTGCACAAAAGGTAGTAGGGGTAAGGAAGGCCCTCCATGCAGACTTTCATCTGCTGTAGATACACATAGACCCACGTGTCCTGGTTCAACCCTTCTATTCCGCCAAGTTGCCCATCCCAGGAGTAAACCTGATCCGCATCTGGCATGTAGATGAATGAGCGCTCATATGCAGTGTGAGTTTTCTTGAAGATTTTCACACCATAGGACGCGTCCAACACTGCCTCTGCTACGGGGGCCACGGCCTGGGAGCGAAACCTGTTGTTCCAGCTGCTCGAGTCTACAGACATCGTAAGACATGTGTACCCCTGGTAAGCTTTCCCTAGCTGACGGAACCCTAGGAGTTTCTTGGCCAGAGTTATCTCTCCAAGCGTCATAACATGCTCGTCAGAGTACTTGTCAAGGAAACGAGCAGCATTCTCCTCCTGAATAATTCCTCGAGCACGGTCCATTGGGGTTTTGCATCCGAACCCGCGAGATTCAATCTTGTGCTCTTTCTCTTTGGGCACAATTCTAATCACCAAATAATTGGCCACCTGCTCCCAGTCTCCTCGGTTGTAAGCCTGCAAATACCACATATGATCAGTCATATGGACCGGTTGCATGAGGTAGAACAGCAGGAGTCGAGTGTCCTTCCAGTTGTCGCGAAGATCTTTGGATCCTTCAATATAGCGCCGCACGACTGCTGATCGGTCTAATGTCACAGTTCTGTCCTTGACATACGGAATGAAATTCTCGAGCCAATCAAACTTGATGTTTGGAAGCACTGTGACCTGATCCATATCTGTCAGCAAAATCTGCCCGTATTTCCGCTGGTGATCTGGGTTCTTAGGATCAGCATTCAACATCTGTGCAAATTTGAGTCCACGGCTCGCCTCAGAGGTTAACTCGACAAGAGGCCACCTCTTCTCTTTGGCCAGAAATTTACGGATGAAATCCATTTTGGCGTAACGGACGCATTGCACTACAGCTTCAGTGTCAATGACGGTGGAGTCATTCACCTTTTGCTGAAGCGTTGCCGCGCCTTTCTCAACGTCACAGAAAGGGTGTCCCATCGTTTTGCTTAGGCACGCCAGCTCGTGTTTCACAGGGATGGGAGCGCCTTGGATCAAGGTTTGTAGCTCCGAACCTTTATATTGGAACCCGCAGGCTGCATACAGACCGTCACATATGTTGTCTAGAAAACCACGGTTACCCTCCCCCTCAACGTCGATCAGGGTTTCCCCGATGCATAACCCTTCCAAGACTTTCGACACATGAAAGAACCGTTGGTCTAGGCGTCTGGCCAGAGCAGACCATATGTCGATGAACCTACATGTCAGGCTCACGAGATCAAGGCCGTACAGGGCATCGGGGCACGCGCATGCATAGAACAACACGGATATCATATCACACACTTTGTTGTGGCACAAGAGGAGATATGAGCGAGGAAGATAGTAAGCCGTAGAGTCGTGAAACATCACGCATGAATGTCGTGACCAGACCACGCTCAAGCCTAATAGCTTCGACCTCCAAAAACACTCTTTACCCAACCTTCGGTGGGCCTCCTCAGGAGTTTCTCCTCTGCGTCTTCCTCCATCCGCTGCAGGAACGGCAGAAAGCAGCTTGTCGAGCTCCTCCTTGGCAGCCATCAACCTGTGAAGCCATGTGCACCGTGCTGCCCTACGACGCGTCCCCGCCACTGCGGCCTTGAGGTCAGGTCTAAGAGAAGGCTCTAGCCCCGAACATACCCATCCCAACTGAATTTCAAGGTTGGTTTCTACCAGTCTGAGGATTCGCGTCAGTCTTCCTGATCCTCGTGGGAGTTGAACGTCTGCTAGAGCGCCCAAGACTTGAGGATACAGGTTCACGTTAGTTTCCCAAGAATCCGGAGGACCAAAGATTCTTGATTTCATCTCAGCGGCCGTCATCAGCTGGTGATCATCAGGACTAAGCTTCTCCGAGGACAAGCGACGCTTAAATGAGTCTCCGTGGCTTTTGCGTAGGGCCACGTCAAACTTTCTCTCGAACACAAGAGAGGAAGGCGAAAAAGGAACACGAGTTTGAGAACCCATTGTATCTTTCCTCCGAAAGATTTTTGGTTAGGATGGCGGGAGTGGTAGTTTTTCTCTTTGGCCTTC